ATCCCATCGTGAGGGTTCTTACAGCGTTTATTTTTTACCCAACATTCTTCGGGTGCGATCTGCTGCGCTTTTAGAATGGCGTATTCTTTGGTCTTACCTTTAGGAACAAAACCAAGAACTGCCTTTTGCCATTTGTGAACAGAGACACGACACATATCAAAGTCACTTGTCTCTGCCATACCACACAGCTTACCGAAACTTAGGGCCATTGATCTAACAGCTTGCGAGCTGCGAGCGTGTGCAAGTGGTTCTTCTACTGCTAGTAAGAATGGAGTGTTTAGAAACAACAACCACTGCTTGATCTTAGTGGTATCGATCTCCCTCTTCTTACACACCCACTTGGTGGGCATCACAATCTTGTCGATGACAAGTCCATCTTCGGAGATAGCACAAAGACCACCATCCAATCCATTATCTACTCCGACGATCAAAACAAATTCAGTGTTAGTAACAAGCCGTTGCCTTCGGCAGGGACATATACAAACACATTTTTAGGTAGTCCTTGAAGGAAAAAAACCTCCTTACCATTGGATGGTATGACACGATAATACAACCCATTCAGTTGTCTCGTCTCAAAATAAAAGTCGTCCTTCTTTGGATCTTCCTTTCGGATGATTACCAGAGGATTCTTTTCTAGAATTCTATCAGGAAATAAATTCATCTTTCGACTATCGAGGTATCGAGGAAGCAGGGGGCAGACGGACCAAGATCTGTTTCTAACAATCTTGTGATAGCATAGTGGGCATCTTCGTTAGATAGACCATGCTCTTCGATAAGAATAGTAATAGCTCCAGACTGGGAGTAGCAGGCGCAAGGTGGTCCATCATGCCGTTCGATGATACCAAGTAAGGCATCTTCAAACTGCTGGAAGAACATGACTTCAGCATATGACTCGTCAGTAGTAAAGCCAAAATCCAGTGAGTTACTACTGCGTTTTTTATATGGATCCTTCATCGGGTTATAGTGCCCAGAGAAATCCTCAAAGTTATTGATCATTGGGTTCAACGTCGATGATAGTTCCTTCGCCACGGTCGGCCTTCTTGTTGTTGAGGATAGAGATATCAATCTGCATCTTGCTACCACCACCTCCTGTCTTGGCATTGAGCCCTAAATTTCTACGGATCAACTGGTCGAGTTCTGACAATTCTCTTACAGTCTTTGGACCCTTGAGATTCTTCATTGAATCTCGGAGCAACTTGATACCAGCGGCTGCGATATAGTGTTGGTATTTCTCAGCAGGCGAACTCTGACTCTCAGCAATCTCCATCATAATCTCGTCCTCTTGAACACGGGCATCATGCTTTGCTCTGAGGATTGCTTCGTCTGTCATATTCTCTAGGTTCTGATCAATATCCTTACCTAGCTTATCAACAGTTTCATCTTGTTCGTCAATCTCAACTTGTGAATAACCTTGCTTTCTGGCGGGTAAACCCCTCTTCTTAAACCACCTACGAACAGTGGCAGGATGAACATCTAACTCTTTGGCTATGGCCATCGTCTTCCATTCAAGATTGTATAACTCTACAGCTCGCTCTTGTATGTCTTGTCTTGAATCGAAACTCATCTTATCTTTTAATTAATTATGGCTTTAAACGAGCAACGGAGCAAGCAGTTACTTGAGCCGCGAATAGATCCTAAGACAAAGAAAATGGACGTAGGTGGATTCCAAATTCCACCCACTAGTTTGCTTACTGCACTCTTGTTCGGATTCGCGAATCATGAATCTGCAACTGCGAAAGAATACTACTTCTGGCGTTGCTGTGATGAGCTATGGAACAACGAGGATTTACCTGAGCCCCTCATGGTTCGTCATCCGTGGGCCACGTATATGATCCGTGCTGCCATTGAGAACAGATATCTAGCCGTTGGTGGATCTGCCTCATCCGGTAAATCTCATACGATGGCTGCTTGGGGTATCATCAACTGGCTATCACAGCCCGCTGATACCTTAGTCCTGATGACATCCACCACTCTCCGTGAAGCTCGCAAGCGTATCTGGGGATCGGTCATGTCTTTGTTGTCCGTGATTGAGGGAGCACCAATCAAGATACGGGATTCAATAGGCAACGCTGCATACATAAATGAAAAAGGCACACTCATTGAGCGAGCTGGTCTGTCTCTTATTGCTGCTGAGAAGAGCAAAACAAAAGAAGCGATTGGTAAGTTCATCGGTATCAAACAAAAAAGGGTCCTGCTAATTGGGGACGAGCTATCTGAATTATCATCTGCCATCTTGAATGCGGGTCTGACGAACTTGTCGAAGAACCCGTATTTCCAAATGATTGGGATGAGCAACCCGAACAGTCGCTTCGATGCGTTCGGTGAGTGGTCTACTCCTGAGCATGGATGGGAGTCTGTCGATACGAATATCGACGACGAATGGGATACGAAGTGGCATGGCAAATACATTCGCCTCGATGGTGAGCGTAGTCCCAACATCCTTGCTGGCGAGGTTATCTACCCTTGGCTACCTACAGCAGAGAAGCTGGCAGAAGACAAAGCATTGCTGGGAGTTGAGAGCCGAGGGTATATGCGAATGGTCAGGGCCGTATTCTTCGATAGCGACGAGACGACAGGGATCTATTCGGAGAGTGAGATCACTGCCAGCGGTGCGATGAAGAAAGTTGAATGGCAAGGAACTCCAGTGAATGTCTGTGGAGTTGACCCTGCTTTCACCAATGGTGGGGACCGAACGATTCTCTACACCGCCAAATGTGGCTACGACCACACGGGCCAATACGTGATAGAGTTCGGAGAGGCCATTCACTTAAATGATGACGCTACTAACAAAGCGGTTCCGCGAACCTATCAGATTGTGCAGCAGATCAAAGATCACTGCATCAAAAGAAACATCTCTCCTGAGAATGTCAGTGTCGATGCGACTGGAGCGGGTGCTCCCTTCTGTGATGTGCTGGCTGGTGAGTGGTCCCACAAATTCATGCGGATCTCTTTCGGTGGTAAGCCCAGCGAGAAACGTGTGAGTGCGAACAGCACTAAGATTGGAACAGAGCTGTATGTGAATCGTGTGTCAGAGCTATGGTTTGTCGGAAAAGAATTGATGCGGACAAAACAAATCTTCGGGATTAGCTCTGACTTGGCGCAAGAAATTACGGCACGGAACTACGACCTGATCAAGAGTGGTAGCCTCCGAATGAAGATCGAATCTAAACCAGAATTCAAAGCACGATTCGGTAGGAGTCCTGACCTTGCTGACGCTGCCTTTCTAGCACTGGATTGTGCCCGCCAAAGACTAGGTCTAGTAGCCGTGGATCCCCCAGAGAATGGGGAAATGGGGCGCATTCCAAAGAGAACTACAATCAAGTCTCTATCCCAAGCTCTGCAGAATAATGAGACCACTCTCATAGATTGACATCCACAAGCTAAAAAGTTAAACTTTTCCTATGGCTCTGGGTGATTACTTTGGACAAATGAATCAATCTGTTTTGGGATCTGCTCCCGAAAATTTCGTCGGACCTAAAAAGAAACTTGTTCCTGATGGGTTTCCTTCAATGATTAACTCATTAAAGGATAAAGTTAGTGCAAACGAACAACAAGATTTCCAGAACAAGTTTGACTACATGAAGTCCATGGCTGGGGGAGATCCTATGCAGAAAGCAATGGATCAGACGGCCCAGCAAAAGAGTGCTCAAGTCATTGGATATGACAAGGGAGTAGATGCTATGCGTGATCGCTTCTTTGCTAAACAGATGGAGCAAGACCAAGCCAAAGAAAAATTCTTGCAGAACCGACCCAACTTTAGAGAGCAGCGTAAGTTAGCTGATCAACCAAGCGTCCGTAGAACTGGACGTATTGGGGCTGAAGGAAAGCTGGGTGAAACAAGGAGTTTGTATTCCCCTAACAGAGGAAAACGATTGGCCATTCGAGCACGCAAGGCTGGGTTCGGAAATGCTGCGGAACGCCTCTATTATGACTGGGCTTCTGGTTCAGACGGCGATGCTCCTGCAGTTTCCAATCAGGCAATGAGGCAGAAACTTTTTGCTAGTCAGCAAGAGGCTGCTCAGATGCAGCAAATGAACGACGAGATTATGCGTCGTAGAATGGCTAAACAATACAATGAATTAGAGGACGTAAAGATCCCTAAATTATTCCAACAATCTAAGCTTGTATAAGTTATGTCCTTTGATCCACAACAAGACATCTATTCTCTAAGAAACGAGACGGGGTTTTTATCACCCCGTCAATCTGCTTATGTGCAGAGAAAAAGAGCAGAGTTAGTAAACCCTCAGATCGAGCTTAACCTAAAGCTGCAAGCTAATGATCGTGCACAAAGAGCTGCCGACTTAGCTTATGAACAAGGGATGTTCGAGATGGATATGAAGAAGAAAGCTTTTGCGGATGCAGAAGTGGCTAATAAAAATCTCAATGAGCTTATAGCAAAGATCCCATCAATCACTGAGGATAGTTCTCTTTCTCCATTAGATCAGAGCATTGCGCTTAACGATGCGTTTCTGAAGGCAGGTCCTAGTGTTGCTAGGTCCCCATATTTCCAAACGGTTTATCAGGCGAGTAAAGGTTCTTTAGAAGCTAGAATTCAGAAGGCTAACAGAGAGCAGGCTGATAGAGATAGACAGAAAGCTGAAGAGATCCGACTCGAAGGACTTCGAAGGCAGGATCTCAGAGATAGAAGAGGGGAAGCAATGCAGGCAGTTCAATATGTTCAGGACCCTGAATTGTTAGAGGAGGTCAATGCACTGGCACAAAACCCCAATGCAACTTCGGGGGACTGGATTTCACTAACAGCTAGGGCTAATGTTTTGAGGTCGGAATATTCAAGACAGCAAGAAGAGAAAAAGACACAG